GACCGTGACCGACGCGCGATGCTTGATGTCGGTGCCCCAGGTACCGGTACCGGCGTCGTTGTCACGCCACAGGTTGCTCACCCGGTCGCCCCACAGCGCATAGGCGGTTGTGCCGTCCATCGCGCAGGCACCCGGATTTGCAGAGGCGGTTTCGGGGGTGTTTGTCGAAACGGTTTCCGACGTGAACGTCGGCGAGTCGGCGGACGCGAACCGCATCGCGATGAGCGCTGACGCAGTTGATACCGCGGGAAGCACGACGTTCACGTTCGCGCCGGCGGTATAGCTCGTCGCCACACCGGCGACGTACGCGGCCGAGACTGTCGTCTGCGGCGACGACAGTCCTGTCATTGTGTTCGATGACGTGAACGTTGCGTGTCGGAGGACACTTACAGAGGGCCGAAAGAACACATGGGTCCGGCCCGCTGCGCCGACTGCGAGCCCGGCAAGGCCCTGGTCTTGCTGCACTCCCGTCTCGACGCTGACCTGTGTGCCCCACGCACCTCCGGTGAACGGTCTGACCGCGACGCGGGCGTACTGCGTGCCCATGATCCCGTCCGTCGGCCGGTTGTACGCCAACACGTAGTCGTCGGACGCGCGGCAAACGATCGCCAACGGATAACGACTCGTGATCGACGCGTCAGCTGCGACTGTTGGCCCGGCCGCCGAGGGTGTGCCCCAGGTGTTGGTCGCCGTCGAGAACTTGCAGATCTGTGCCGTCAACGACGCCGAGTTGACGTAGGCAACGGCGATGTCCGTGCCGTCCACGCACGCGGCGACCGTCTGGGAGTTCACCGTCGAGTTGATCGACTGGTGGTTTACGGCGTCCTGTTCAGTCCACGTGTTGCCGCCGTCGGTCGAGCACCACATCTCGACCGTGTTGTTCGTCTTGTCGACCCCGGTGACGTACAGGTTGCCGCCGACCTCAAAGGGACCGCAGACAGCGTTCTTCCAGTCAGGCCACGACAGGCTCGCGTCGATAGTCGCGGGGAGCGCCATCTACATCACCGCCCCGGTCTCGGTGTCCATCACCCTGTCGGGCGACACGATGGCCGCCCACCGGTCGATCGTCTTCCAGTTCAACTCCGCGACGCGCGAACCGGGCACGTCACCCGCCTTGGAGCACGTCACGATGTGCAGCGCGACCGGGGCGACCCGGCGAGCCTCCGTCACGGCGACACCCGCCTCAGCGTCCGAGAGGCATGGCAGCAGATCCTCGGTCACCAGCCCCGCGAACTTCTGATTGCCCGACAGCCCCGCGAACGACCTGGCAGCGGCGAGCTGCGAGCGGACCAGCGCATCCGCTTGCATGATCCGCGCTGATTGCACGGCCCGGGCCATGCAATACGCCGAGCTGTCGATGCCCCACGCGTCGCGGCCGAGCTTCACGAGCTCGTCGACGAGAAACCCCGGTCCGCACCCGACGATCAGCAGCTTGCCGGTCGGGACGGTCGCGTGTACCCACGCTGCCCGCGCGGCGAAGAACGGGTAGCGCCGGTAGTCGTCGTACCAGCCGCCCTGCTCGAATCGTGAGGCGTCGGCGAGCAGCGGCATGCCCTGCGGTTTACAGCGTGACTGTTTCGGTGACCTGCCCCTGGTCTCCGGACAAGCTGAACGCCATCGTCGCGTTCAACACCGTCCGGAAGATCATCCGGGACGCGGCAGCGACGACGCCCTGGAAGATCCCGATCTGCGCGACCGTGACCGGTAGCGAGTCCGACCCGTTGCACGTGAACGTCTTCGTGAGCGTCGTTGTCGTCCCGGCCGCGGTGTGCGCGTACGTCGCCAGCGACCGGATCAGCCCGCCGCCCGACGTCGTGATCTCCCCCGTCAGCGCGGTGTCACCGTCAACCGCGGCCGTCGCGGTCGCCGTCAGGCCCATGTACGCGCCCGGCGCGTTGCCCGGCAGGATCTGCCACGTCCCCGCCGCAGGGGTCGTCGCCGCCGCCGTCCCCGCGGTCGCCGGCAACGCGTCCGCCGCGTACCACCGGTCGATCGTCAACACGCTGTTCGCCGCGCTCGTGTTGGACTGGATGACTCCGAACACCGTGCCGGTCGAGATGATCCGGCCGACCACGCTGTTGACCGGGATGTTCACGCCGTCGGTCGTGAACGTCGTCGCGGTCGGCGCCGTCGTCGCCGTCCCGCGGTAGCCGGCGACAAACCCGAGGAGGGAGTCGCTCTCGATGTCTCGTCCTACTGCGACGCGGGTCATGCCGGCACCTCGCTCATGTCGATCACCTTGCACGTCGAGTAGCCCTTGACCGTGTAGTGCTCGGCCAGGACGTCGGCGAGCTCGCTGCTGGTCGAGGCGACCCACTCGGGCATCCCGAGCGCGAACGCGCCGAGCGAACCGATCACCTCGGTCGCGGCCTCGTGCAAGGTGGACCCGCCGACACGCACGATCACGTGCCCCGCCGACCCGTCCGCGGGGTTGGGGTTGTCGAGCATCACGACCGTGCCCGTCAACAGGCTCGTGTCGTCGTCCGGGTCCAGTGCCGCGTCGTGCAACGCGCCCACGAGCTCGTGGGTGCGGTCGGACACGTCAAGGACCGGGACGCTGCCGCGGTCGCGCAGCGGGTCGCTGGGGCGCTTACCGTTGCCCAGCTCAGGCGGAATCAATCGGGGCATGCGCCCTCCGTTCTTGAAGTCTCAGCCCGCGCCGCCAACTGCGCGGCGCGGACAATGTGATGGCTCAGGTCTGCGCGACCCCGCGGCCCTGATCGAACGTCAGCAACGCCGCGATCTTGTCGCCGCGCAACGGCCTATCGCTGTCCGCACTCGACGACGTCACCTTGACGCCAGCCGCCTTCACCGCCGCGTCCAACTGCTTGTCGTTCATCTCGTCGTACGACAGTGGCTCGTCGGCGGGCTTGACCGCCTCCAGGTCGGTGAGGCGCTGCGCCTCCGCGTCGGTGAGCATGATCGTCTCGCCACGCTGCCCGAGCACAACCGGGTAGGACACCTGCTCGGACCCGTCGATGTTCTGCGCGACCCGCGGCGACGCGTACATCGCGCCACCAATGCTGACCCGGTACGGCTTCGTCGCAGGCAGCTTCGCCTTCTGCGCATCCGCCATGACTAGGTCAGCCCCGTCAGACGGTAGAGGGCGTACGGATTGTCGACGAACATGACCGGGCTGACCGACCACTGGTACCACCACGACTCCGTCTTGTCGTCGTAGTAGATGACGCCGATGAGCGGGAACTCGTTCGCCCACCCGCCGACCTGGCCGGCGGCGTACAGGATCGCGGTGCCCGCGGTCACCCGCTTGCTCGACGTCCAGTTGTTGATCCCGGCCGCGGCGAGGATCGCGTCGATCGTGGTGCCCTGCCGGATCGCGATCTGCGTCAGCGACAGCTTCTGCGCCGGGTTGAGGATGATCGAGTCGACCTGGTAGCCGCGCTCCTCCCCCTCCAGCACCGTTTGCACGCCAACGATGTCGGACACCGGATGGTTCGTGCCCGACGTGTTGAGGTTCGTGACGCCGGCCGCGGTCGCCCACGACTGCCCCGCGACCGTCCGCGAGTTCGCGGTGATCGCCGTGTTCATCACGGCGAGCGCCATCGCGTCGAGCGTCAGCGCGATCGTGTTCGCGGTCTGCGTCATCGACCGAGCGACGACGCGCGTGTTGTTGCGCTTCTTCGCTTCCTTTGTGATCTCCCACTTCGTGCCCAGCTTGCGGGGCTTGGAGAGCACGGGCACCCCGCGGTTGAACGAGTTCGTGGGGAACTCCTCGCCCGGGGCGACCTCCTGAATCGCGCCGGCCGCGTACAGGTCGGTCGCGGTCGTCGGGGGCAGCTCGTACAGGACCGCGCCGCCCTCGACGCCACCAGCGTCCGAGAACACCTTCGACGCGAAGAAGTTCGCGTCCGCGAGCCGGGCGATGTCCCGGGTGATGACGGTCGGGTTGTTCAGCAGGACATCGACCGTGACGGTCGTGCCGCTGACGCTCGGCGCTCCGAGCGGGTAGGTCAGTGGTGCAGCAGGCATGGCCTATTGCTCCTTTCCGCTCAGAGGTTGAGCTTGACGTAGACAGTGGCGGTGTCGGCCGCGGTGCTCATCGCGACACCGAGCTCGTGGTTGGCGTCCGACGCGGCCGTGACCCACGTCTTCGCGCCCCCAGCGGAACCGCTCATGATGATGTCGCCGGCGGTGACGGCGCCGTCAGCGACCATCGGCACGACCTGCGAGCCGCAGTACAGGCCGACGATGTCGTCGGCGGCCGCGGTGTCCCAGCGGGTGACCCCGAACGCGCGCTGCCCGGTGCCGCACACCGCGACCTGCGCGACGTTGCCCTTCGTCAGCGGTGACGTCGGCGATGACAGGTCCAGGGCGGGGCCGCCCTGAAACCCGGCGCTGATCTTCACGAACCGGCCGGCGCTGACCGCGGCAGCGGTCGCGGCGGTGATCTTGTCGCCCGGATCGAACAGTGCGCTGATCGGGTTGTCTCCGAGAGCCATGGCTCACGCCTCCTGGAGCTGCGGGAACAGCCCGGTCGTGACGAGCTCGGTGTCGTCGGTGGTGGTGGACGCGCCGATCTCCTTGACGGGGATGACGCCCTTCTCGAGCGCGTCGATCTCGGCGCGCGTGCCGTCCGGGTCGCTGTCGTAGCGCTTGGTGTAGTGCTCGACGCGGCTCGGCGGGAACTTGCCGTCGCCGACGGCCGCGGCGATGAACGTGTCGCGCTCGGCCGCGGCGATCTTGCGGTGCGCTTCGGCGCCCTTCTCGGCGCTGGCCTTCAGTTCGGTGAACGTGGCCTTGTCGAGCTTGACGGTCTCGCCGTCATCTGTGCTGGCGGCTGCGGCGATCGCTTCGGTCTTGGCCTGTTCGGCGGCGGCCGCGACCTGCTCCTTGACCGCGGTCTCGTCGGGTCGCGCGGCGAGCTCGGTCAGCTTGGCGGTCACGTCCGCGTCGGACGCGTCCTCGGCCAGCCCGAGCTGCTCACGCAGGGTCTTGGGGTCCACGGTGGACTCCTCTCGTTTGGGGGGGGTTGGCCGGGATTCCGGCTCCGGTGCGGCAGTGGCCTCGGGGGAGGCCAGGAGCACGCGGATCGCGACGTGCGCGTCCGCTTCGCTCGTCTCGCCGTCCGCCACGGATGCTGCGATGGCGGACGCAAGGTCTTTGAGGGTCGAGATGCCGGGCGGGGTGGTGCCCAGCAACTTGACGGCGGTGATCTGCATGTCGTCGCCCTTGACGCGCGCCTCGATGCTGCGGCCGGGGTACGCGACGTCGAGGTTCTCATCGAGCCATGCGGCCATGCCGTCGAAGTCGCCGACGAGAACGTTGCCGTCCTGGTCGAGGCGCAGGTTGACGACGCGGCCGAACGCGGGGTCACCGTCGTGGGTGGCCGGGTTGAAACGCGGGTCGATGTGGCCGATACCGATCCTGGGTGCCCGGTCGGCGGCGTGCGCGACGGCGGCGGCGAGCTGCGCTTTCGTGAACTCGTGGGTTCCGGTGCTCAGGTCGTAGCGGCCGACGCGGGCGATCTCGACCCCGGTGCGGGTGCGGCGTTCAGGCATGTGGCCCTCCTCGGGGCGAAGACGTTTCAGGTCAGCGCGGGAACAGCAGGCGGCAGCAGCGACGGACGGGCCCGCGGCGTCGCACCCATCGGGGGAAGGTCGTAACGCTCCCGGAACGCGACCTCGTCCTCCTCCGACAACGTCACGACACCCGCCTCGATCGCGATCAGCAAATCAGCGACCGCGAGCTCCTCATGCTCATCACGGTCATAACCAATGCGAGGGGCCTGCGACCCGGGCCCGTCGTTCCAGTCGGCGTAGTCCTCACCAACCATGCTCGTGTTGTCGACGTACCAGCCGGCGATCGCGTCCTGCGTGAGCTTGAAGTAGTCCACGAACGTTTCCCCCAGTGCACGGGACCCGCTGCCGCCCCGGCCTTGGCCGAGGCTGGCGAACATCATCATCAGTGACCGGGCCATCACCTCGTCGCAATAGCGGATGCTCGCCATCGTGTCCGGCAGGCTGCCGCTGACGCCCTGCAGCGCAAGGTCAAACCCGTACGGCAGCGACGCGCCAGCGACCTCACCGGCCCGGATGCTCTCAGCGACCTGCAGGGCGGCGGCCATGGCGCCCGGGTTGACGTCCGGGACCGTCTGCCGGGTCACAGGGACACCCATGCCGTTGCGTTCATGCTTGATCGCGTCAACACGGATCAGGCGTTGCTTGACGAGCCACGGCCCGTACATCGCCCTGAGCAGGGATCGGCCGATCCATTGGGATCCCTCGCGTTCCCACACGTACGGTGCGAGCCGCGACACGGGGATCTCGACGACACCGTAGTTATCGGGGCCGCCGCGCTGCACGATCCCAGCGAGATCACCATGCTCATCAACCTCGATGCGGTCGAGCGATTGCGGCATCCTCGGGGCGAGCTTGCGCAGCCGGAACCAGCCGGCCGAGTCGATCTCGCCGACCTCCTCGAAGAACATGTGCCCGAACGATCCGGGGGCGAGCAGCGCGTGACGGAGATGATCGTCGTGGCTGAAGCGGCCCTTCGTGCGGCCCAGGGTTTCGCGGGGCTGATCCTTGATCGGGAGGTTCAGGTCCTCCGCGAACGCTGATGCGGTCCGGTCCGATGCGCCGTTCGGCTCGACATGCCACTTGAAGCGGCGGATCGGCATCATCAGTCCCCACGCGACCAATCCATGGATCTGCGGGTCGGTTCGCATCTTGTCGTACACGCCGACCGCGCCGCGGCCGTACGGCGCCCACTTCAGGTCCGGGACCTGCTCTGCCTCGTCGACGATCGTTGACCATGACCCGAGCAGGCCACCGGCCGGGAACTTCACGGGACGCAGACCGCTGGTCGTGCCGGTCCCGAGCTCCGTGGTCGGTGGCTTCGGGGCGGCCGCCTTGACGGTCGCGGCGGCGGCGAGCAGGTCAACGGGCACGAAGCCACCTGCACGTCGGGCAGTCACAGCCGGGGCGCGGCATGGACGCTGCTGGCATGGACTCACCTCCTAGAAGCTGTTGTCGTCGAGCAGATCCGACGTGATGCCAGGTGTGCGCCGGCGCGGCACCGGGATCTCGACGTCACCGGGTACGAACAGCAGGTTGATCGCGTCCGCCCTGTCCGGCGAGCGACCCAACCGCTTCTTCGTCTCCTCCTTACGCTCCACGACCTTGCGCATCTTCAGGTCGTAGCCGTACTGGGGAGCGACAAGGTCAGCGGCGAGCTGGTCGTCATCATCGAGGTCAACGTCCTCGAGCTGCGCCGCCACCTGGAACCAGAGTTCGGACCGGCGGTTGGGGAACTTCAACGGCCGGTGCGCCTGCTCCCCGCCGTTGAACGCGGTGACCTGCCATCCCTGATTGCGCAGGATGTCGGTCACGCCGCCGCCGACACCGGTGTCATCGACGACGATCCGGACGTGCGCCCGTGGGTGGCGGGCCGCGTATTCGATGATGCGGCCGGCGGTCTGCACGAGATCGCCTTGTGCGGCGCCAGTCGTGGTGACCGCGGGTTTGCGGCCGATGTACTGCTCGACGATGCGGCAGCGCTGCCCGACGCGTTCGGTGATGACGGTCTCGTCGTCACCGAACCGGGCGACATCACAGGCGATCACGACCTGGTCATGCGTGCTGTCGGCGGGGAGGTCACGGGCTTGGGCGTCCTCAACGGCGCCGAGGTCGATGACGGTGTTTGTGGCTTTCTTGGCGAAGTTGCCGAGGACCCGGACCGCGTACAGGACGCTCTCCTTGCCCCAGGCTTTCGCGCGGCTCTCGACCCACGCGCGGCCGGTCAGTGCGGCCCTGGCTTCCGGGGGGACGGGTTCGCCGGTGATCGCGGGGGACTCCAGCGCGCTGACGTGGATGGTGTTGTAGTCGCCGCGTTTGCTGTTGAACGCGTCGAAGAACTCGCCCTCCGACCGGGTTGGGTTACCGATCAGCAGGGCGCGAGCCCCGTCGGTCGTCATGTATCCCTCGCCGACCTCGAAGATCGAGCGGTGCACGCCGCTGGCTTCGTCGTAGATGACGAGGATGTGCGGGGCGTGATGGCCGGCGAAGCTCTCCGAGTTCTCCGGTTTGGATGACAGGCCGATGGCGTACCGGCCGTCAGGGAGCCTGAGCTCGACCTGCAGGGCAACACCGGCGAAGATGGGGCGGGTCTGGGCTTCGGGGCGGTCGCGTCCTCGTTTGAGGAGCTGCCCGATCTCATGCCACAGCAGCTTCTCGACCTGACTCCATTTCGTCGCGGTCGTGATCACGCGACTGGCTTGGTGCGTGTCGAGGAACCAGAGCGCGACGACAGCGGCGACCATCGTCTTGCCGACACCGTGGCCGGATCGGACGGCGGTGCGGCTGTGGTCGCGGACGCT